CGGAGAAGTGGTTTCCCTCCTTAGCGTGTAAGTATACTTACGACTAGTGATTAGGATCTTTGACCCGCCGGCTTTTTCTGATATAGCCAAACCCCAGGGGATTAGACAACAATTATTTGAACACAGTATCACGCGATGTCGCTATCACTGCAAGGTGTGGTAGATGCAGCATTGTCTGCGAATAGTGTGCAGCTCGGAACTGCTGTCGCTACCGAGATATTTAGAAAAGCTTATTCAGAAGCTTTTAAAATTCGGACGACACTGAAATCCGATGCTCTCAATTACTTGCAGCGATCGTGCAAATTTCCTACGGTGTACACACCGCAGCATACCGTCACAAATGACCATTCCTTATTAGCTGCAATGCGGGAATTGGCTAGAGACGTGTACGAAGATTCTTTTCACATTCAGAACGCTAAAGAGCGCGTTTTAATAGTAGGTGCAGCAGCAAGAGAGATTCGCAAATATCATGCGAACCCTGCTATTAATTATTTGATTTGGGGGTCGGAAAACAAGGATTACGATAGAATAATTAGACCCGCTCTTAATGAAATTGTCAAAGAGTTGAAGAAATATGTCGCTAAGAACAATTATCAGTATTATTTGGAGCCTTCCGCTGTTATAGACACGGATAAGGTCCGTCCTAAGGTTAAGCGATATTTGGACACAAGAAAGGTTTTGGAGGACTGGCAGAAGCTGATGAAAACCCCGCCCAATATTTTCTTCAGACACAACTACACACAGGAAACATTTAATACTTTATGTTTTGAGGATAGTATTTACAATTACGATTCCGATTCAATTACAAAAATGTTCCTTGACACAGGCGCGCAAATAGCTTATGGTTACGCCTTGTTACCCATGGAGTTGTTGTTTGATGATTACCCACCCACATCAGTATATCGATTCTCCCGTCAAGGTAATGACGCCATTTTGACATTTAATGGCGGTCATAGTAATGGTTATATTCATAATTATGATGCTTGGAGGACCTTGATGCGGGATGTGGTGATTTTTGGTAACGGTATTCAGCTCATGGTTGAAATTACTACTAGAATTGGTCCAATGTGTGTCTTTAAATTGATTCGTTCCCAATGCAGAGAGAAGATAGTTCGTACTATACAAGTGCCCGATGACGAAATGTATGTTAAAGTTCTGGATCTCTGGTCCTCGGTTAATCATCGTACTTGTCGTATATCGAATCCTCTCGTCTATTTCTCTGTTAGGGAGTCCGAATTCTTCGACATTTTCAATTATTATATGTCCTTAGACCCTAAATCCCGGTCTTTGGACAATTTGATACTCGCTATCAGAAGGAGGCTGGGCGGAATGGCCCTAGTCAGCCGCGAGTTAGTTGCTCCGTGGGATTTGCCCAAGAGACTTGTGTATCCGTTCGCTCTGACGGTTCAAGTTTATTGTGAGGTTATGGGGACTAAGACGAACTTGATTCGTGAAAATCTGCACCCCACCAGCATTATGGAGAAAATAAAGAGATATTTCCGCACAGCGGTGAGTATGATATGCTGGCCCATAACCGATCTGATAGAGTGGCTTTTGTCAGAAAATTTGACGGACAAGTTGATTAAATACCCTGAACATATGGGGACAATTGACCAGTTCGCTCGAGTGCAGAACCAGTTCAAGCCGAACCCGATAGACTTTTACACATCCGAACCTAATGAGGAGGATAAACCAGATTGTCCCACTTGTCTTGAGTTATCCGGCAAAATGGGTGAACAGAAGATGCGATGTATGCACAAGGATTTCTCTGATCATGACTTTGAGATGACTACCGACGAGTTACAAACCTTTAGAGCCGAACTTTTGGATACTGATAAAGACCCTCCGGGGCTGAAAGCTGTGAAGGAGCGTTGTCTCTCACTGTTGCCGCAGGTCGGTTTTAAGGTCACTTGTCGAGTTGAATATTTGTTTGGAGGCCCCGGCACCGGGAAATCGTATTTGCTTAGGGCTTTGTCTGATGAAGGCACCACTTTGGTGCTTGCTCCTTTCACTAAACTCGCTGCCGATTATACCAATTTGCGCAAGGAAGATGGCTCTGTATACGATTTGGCCTTTAAGACTACCCACAGATCGCTTGATCTTACTGGTAAGGAGACGATTATGGTTGATGAGTTCACCGCTTTTGATTACCGATTATTAGCCTGCGCCGTGTATAGAAATGCCGCAAAAACCGTTTGGTTGGCTGGTGACATTAAACAAACCGGTCTTCGAGATGATGAAGGGCTGGCTATTACAAAGCGGATCAATGTGGCCGAGTTATCTAGGCATGAACTTGTCTATAATTTTCGCAACCCTCCCCTCACCGTTGCTATTTTGAACAGAGTCTATGGTTATCAGATGATACCGAAATCGAAGGTGGTGGGTGAGATTTTCCATGTGGTGGATATTGGTGCTAAGGTCGAAGGTTCTCAGGTAATTGATATGGCGTTTTCTAAGAATACTGGTGAAGCGTATTGTTCCTCAGGTAAGCAAACTGTGCGGAGTTTTCAGGGCTCTACACATAATACCACTCGTTTGGTCATTACGAAAGCCGATGTTAAACTGACTGCCGTTGAATCGTTGGCGATAGTTGCACTGAGTAGACACAAACAGGATATATATATAGCAACGGATGGCTCGTTGGAGATACTCAAGTTTATTGAGACTCTGAACATTACTGACACTAGAGACAATTTGGCAAATTATATCCCGGACTTCCAGGAGAAAGCAGTCGCTAAGAAGCACGACGCCAAAGAGTTTGTAGAGTTCGTTCTCAACGGCGTCCCCGTACATCATGTCGAAGAGGTTGCGTCCGAAGCTGTTGTTATGCCCGACACCATTGATATAGAGTCTGGGAACATCCAAATGTTAGACGCAAATTTACAATACCTCCAGATGGTTGCTAATGTCCCTGATAGACCAGTTGTCATAGATATCGCGGACCAACCACCTTTGTGTCTTGTGGGGTTCGGTGATTTTGAACCTGTTGCTGTGGTCGTCGAAGAAGACAAGTACGGCGCTTTGCGGGTGGAAGAGAGATTCATTCCGCCTTGTGATATGGTCTCGTTCGGTGATTTCGAACCAGTGAGTATTGATAAACGAGTTAAACAAGTGAATAATAGACTCAGAAAGCCGTGCCGAGATCTGATGCCCGAAGGTGGAGATCGTGTGAGTTGTGTGGAAGAGATATTGTCTTCAGTCGCTGATGGTATGGAGGATTTGCACGCCAGGTTGGTTAATTTGGTTGTCGACGACCGTCAGGATCTGCTGAATGAAGACGCCACCAAACATGTCGATGAAGTTGGTATGGAAGTGGCTATAATCGGTAAGATGCCAGTGGATTATGTAAATAATGGTACTATAGTGGCTAAAGCCGCCTCCGCTGGGTTTTCTGTCGATTTCGTCGACCACATGAACACATTCATTACTTACCCGGTTGGCTCTGTGTGTCAGCTGCCTCTTGACTCTACAATTCCACAGGGTATATCCTTTTTACCTTTTGAGCATCCTGGGAAAGACGCCTATTTATTATTGGACACATTATTACCCCCAGTTGCTGTTTCCGATGAGATTACGGCCCTTAATTTGGCCCCCTCTCAGTTGGTTGAGGACAATTTCACAACTGCTATCGTCGACCCAGAAGAAATATTCAATCAGATTAATCCTAGGGGCCATCCGAAGAAGGAGAAAATAAAGTTCTACACACATGGTCCCGGGCTCGGGAAGTGGTTCGATAGTCATAAATTCATGCAAGAGCTCGAAGTCGTTGCCAACCGTTATCAACCTAAGAGACAGAAATTCCTCACTGAGGACGCTAAGCGGTTTATCACCGCATTGGTTGATTTATGGTTCGCTGAGTACAAACCCAATTATGACCCTGTCGCATTTTGGAACGACGAAGAGAAAATTGCTGAGTTTTGCAGTGTGTATGTCACTAATGCCGCAAACAAGAAATATCATAAGCGGTTTAAGGGTCAAGAAAATCCCGATGCGCGCAAGATTAGATTTCATCTCAAGCCTATATTTAAGCCTGACACAACCACTAAAGAGTTCGATTTATATAAAGCCGGACAAGGCATTTCTGCCTGGGACACCGATGTGAACTCGATGGTCGGAGTGTGCACTCGACTTATTGATGAATTAGATAGGTACACAGACTCTAAGGAAGGCTGGAATACTGCCTTTACGGACAATGGCATATCGGAGGTAGATTTTGCTCGTTTTGTGCGTCAGGCCGTCGAGAAGGTGTTCGGGGCTAATCCGTTTAAACATGGTATTGGAGATTACAAGAAATTTGATGCTAGTCAGGATGAGGTCACACAATATTTAGAGAGGTATTATCTCAAGAGATTGGGGGTATCTGAACAGTTTATTCTGTTTTATTTCTCCTTCAGAGAAAAATACACTCTTTTGTTCGGTGCTGGTGGTAAGACTAAAGTCAAGTACACCAAAACCTCGGGGGAGCCTATGACCCTTTCTGGTAATGGAAGGATAGCTAAGGTCGTTATCAATGCCGTGTTTAGGGGCGCTGGCCCGTCAGTCATCCTGTATAAAGGTGACGACGTGGATAAAATGCAGTTGCAGATAGGTCTCGATCGTGAGGTTTATAACAAATTGCTTCTTTATACGAACCTAGACATGGTGGCAATAATGGCCGATGAAGGAGAATTCTGTGGTTTGGTGATTTCCAGGTCAGGTGTTTTCCCGAATATAGCTCGAAAATTGAACAAATTATGTTCCGCTCGGTTCCGAGACTATAAACATTTCTGTGAATATCAGACTGCTATACGTGACGCCTTGGGCCATATTGCCGAAATAGGCGTGAATGAAACTATTGCTGCTACAGTTAATAACCTTCAAAATTGTACATATGAGGAGGGTGTTGCTATGTTTGCATGTTACACGTCCTTTGCGCATATTAATGAGGCCCAGTTCCACGAAATGTTTAAACTGAGAGAGGAAAGCGATGCTATCCCCAGACCTGACGCTAATTCTATATATAATGTTAATATTGAGAACATGGATTAATGTCCATGTTCATATACTTTTATCATTATTACTATTACTGACTATGACTGTACATAGTTGCCATCGAGGTGTCGGGTATCCGGAGTAACTCACACTGCGAAACGGTTAATTTAAACTTATCCGCAGAAGTAGTTTCCCTGCACCTAATTGACGTAAATCAATTTAACCCGATGGCTGACAATAACAATATTTTTGACCCTAACTTGACTACTTACAAAAATCGAGTTCTAGAATTCATTGCGAAACGCACTTCCACTAATAGAATTGAAGAAAAGTATGTTTCGTCTGGACCACCCCATTATCCTATGTTCGTTTGCACTCTTAGTTTTTCGAGTGATGATCGCGATCTTCCAGTTACAGCTAAAGCTGAGGGTAAAGCTACGACAAAGTCTATGGCGATGCATCTTGCTTATCGCGAGCTTTGGTCTCTTATCCGCGTCTGCCGCGTTATGCGCCAGGAGCCTTGGACCCCAGTGAAAGAAATTGTCACTGTTCAGGAGCCTCCTACATCGGACCAGATACTTAAGCGTGTACGAAACGAGCTGAATGATATCGGCCGTAGTGCATTAGCTGCTGATAACAATGTTAGGATAGTTATCCAGATGTTACTCATTGCTGCTGGGGTTGAGCCTAATCCAGGCCCTCGAGCCCCACACTTCCTGCCTGAAAATCCTCTCTTCTATCAGGTTCCTACCCCTTCAGAGGCGGAATTGACTGCTATGGAAGATGGACTGTTCCTCGCGACCTTCGTTGAGCCCATACTGCAAAGTATGGATTTCGACGACGCCGCTTGGCCGTCCTTGGGTCCGTCCGAAGAGGATGAGAGGGATAGAATCGAAGCTGCGCTTATTATGGCAGGCATCGAGACTCACCCTGGTCCCAAAGGAAAGCAACAGGAGAAGAAGATGGAGAGAAAAGTGGAGAACAAAGTGCGCCAAGATCTCAAAGCACAGAGACCTAAGACTAAGGCGGTTAGACCCAGAACTATCAAACGAGAGGTGGCTAAATTCGTGGCTAGAGATTTGCGGCCGACCAACATGGACAGGCAACTTGCCAAAGCTTCTCATAGGAGAGCTGTATCTAATATTTCGGCATCTCTACCACCTTCCCTTGGTATCACCCAAGATCTGGACACATCCCGAATGCCACCCGTACAACGAGTTCTTTGGTCGCTCACAGCACCTAAGGAATGTCCACCCGTTAGGTTTTGCGATGAGTATTCTACGGTTGAGACCTCTTTGGCTAATCCCTATAGTGTTGAGATCGCTCCTTGGAACGCGTCCGGGTCGACCACTACGGTACCTTGGCTTTCGAACAATGATCTCTTTACGTGTATTTTCCGGTGCGCTGAGCGCGGGAGTGTTCAGTATGTAAATAACGCTGGCGGTTATACCTACAGTATCTATGGTAAGAACTTGATTACTTCTAACAACGTCCCTTCAGTCAATTTCACTCAATTGGGTGATTTTGCGCCCGGTAGGCCTACGCCTATCCCCATTGCTTACTGCAAGTCGGCTGGAACCAATGGTCCGCATAGTCAGGTCATGTTCTGTGGCACTGCTGACGGACTTCAGTCAGACCCTAGACGTTTCATACTTTTGAACCAAGGAGACACCTTTGAAATAGCTGCTACTTGGTCTGGTTCGAATACTGTGAACGTCGGGCTCGACATGTACACCCCTCAGGGTATTATTCCTCAAGCTTATACTAGTACTGGTGTCACCGGTACTTCCGGTCTGTGGGACATATCTATAACTCAAACGGGTTATTATTGCCCATCTGTCATTACCGGAGCTGCTTTGAGTGGTTTTACTTTCAATTGGTCCGGGGGTAAGTTCTTTAACACTGGCTCTACCACTGCAATTTTCGCTCAGAGACCCGTCGCCGGGTTCGACCTCAATTGGAATGTTGCTACAAGCATCAGAATAGCTGCAGCTTCGGTCCTTTATACTAATAAGGCCGCAGAAATGTATCGTAACGGCTTCTTCACTTTCTTACAACCCCCGAAAGGGTCGCACTGGACTGACTTTATATCTAATCAGTTCATAGCAGGATCAGGTTTGGCCATTAAGAATGTGATGGGATCGCGTACTGCAGTGAATGGGGAGATTAAGAAAGGAGTTTATGCCTTTCTGAAACCCACCCAAGATGACGACTTTCAGGCTCATGTCTATTCCCAAGTGATTGGAGGGGTTCTTTACGACTCCTTCTTTCCGTTAAATGACAAGAGTGAGTTCATGATGCTGTGGCTCAACATACCCTATCAGAGCGGCACTCCTACTGCTCAAGATGGTCTTTTAACCATATCTCATGGTGTGGAATTTGAACCTCTTGACACTTGGAGAACAAGGAAAATCGGAACTATCTCAATTGGTAATTATAGGAAGGCTATTGCGCATCTTAGGGATGTGCCTCAGGTTCACGAAAACCCTAACCATCTTTCTGATCTTTGGAATGGCATCATGCGTGGTGCAAAATGGCTCTGGAACAATGGTGGTTCTCGTGTGGTGCAAAATGTGGCCAAAAATGTTATGTCTGCCCCTATTACTAATTACAGGAGAATCAATGCCGCGATGAATGGTGGAGGAGGAGGTTTGGACCTCGCTCAGGAATTAATGGAGGGAGCCGTTATGCTCTAAAGGGCACGCAACTCACGCTTTAATTCCTACATATTATGCCTTATGTTAACATATCACCGCGATTTTACGTGCTGTCTACTGCACCTTGGTACTCTTTAGTTGATCTTATGAAAGAAATTGAAGCTTTAAGGAAAATAGACTTTTCTGTTGTAACACAGAGGACGCAGGCGTTGGAGAGATTCAACAACATGCGCGCTGTTCACACATTCGCCCAGGACACGCGATTTCCTGCTGACGGTTACTTTGTGTGTGAAATTGTGGGTGATTGGGCCCGCAAATTCCAGCAGATTAAAACTGCGCTGTCTCATAGGGACAACACAGACCTCAAGTCTCACAAGACTGAGGGAGCTCCTGATAAGCAATCCTTTTCGGATGCTCAGCAAGCATTTTGGAACGCCACTACCAATATGTATGATCAGCTAATTCGTGCCGACGGTCTGTTTGACCGCGTGCTTTTCGAAACGCAATATCAATGGCAATAATTGTAGGAAACTAGGTGTGAGTTGTACTAGTTTATAAAACCTACTATGGTCTGTATATAGACCATATAAAAAAAA